TCCGATCTCAAACAGGAAGTTCTCAGGCGCGAAGTTGTAGCCGTTCTGGAGCGAGATGTACGCAGCCTTTAGGTGATCCATGAGTTGACCTGAGTACATGAACTCATCAAGGTTTTCAGGCTTTGCCACACGGATGAAGCTGGCAGCACAGTCAGGTACTGACCGCACCGTAGCGATGATCTTGGGCTGCTTGCCTAGCACCTGAGACATAGCCGCCATGATTTGCGCGATAGGCCAGCCACGGGACTTGTCGATGATGACTGGAGCTTCGGTATCTTCGTAGAACGCATCAATCGCACCACGCATCGTCTGAGCCAGTTTTGTGCGTTCAGGGTCATTCTCGTTCAGCAGACCCGCCGAATGCCATGTGTTAGCCAAGCCATCCAGCGCATGAACCAGACCAGACGTAGTGGAGACGTGAGTCATTGGGTTCTGGTTAAGGATAGCCGCCAGCACTGTAGAGCCAGAGCGAGGTATGCCAGAGAGGAAGTGGAGTGTTTTGTTCATGTTGTTTTAAGTGGTTGCTATTGCTAGCGCATGGTACTGACCACATGAGGCCGCCAGCCAAGTCGTGAGAGCGCCAACTTGCTTTGGTGAAGAGTAATACGTTGTATTGCCAAGCCCTAACTGACCTTGGTTGTTGCCACCCCAAGACCACAGCGTCCCATCTGTTTTGATTGCTTGGACAAAATACCTACCACTGGAAATTTTAAGCCAACTAGTCAAAGCACCAACTTGATTTGGGGAATTAAATATAGCGGTTGCACTATTTAGCCCTAATTGGCCTTGGTTGTTGTACCCCCAAGCATACAAAGCACCAGCCGTAGTAGCGGCTAAGGTAAATGATGGGCCTGCGGTTGGGGTTACCCAAGTAGTCAACGCACCGATTTGTTTAGGTGATGAGTAGCTAGTTGTATTTCCCAGCCCTAATTGCCCCGTAGCATTATACCCCCAAGACCAAATAGTGCCATCTGTTTTAGTGGCAACAGCATGATAACTTCCGCAAGCCACATTAAGCCAAGTAAGTAAAGCGCCAACTTGAACTGGACTTGATCGGTTGGTAACATCATTTAAGCCTAGTTGTCCATATCTATTTCGGCCCCATGACCAAAGACTGCCGTCAGTTTTAATGGCGTAGACAGAACCGGGGCCGCCACTGCAAGCAACGCTGGCCCAAGTAGTCAACGCACCTACCTGTTTAGGGCTTGAATAGTTTGTGATGTTTCCAAGACCTAATTGGCCCACATCATTGTTACCCCATGTCCATAAGGTTCCATCCGTTTTAATTGCCGCCGTATTGTATGAACCAGCAGCAATTTTTAACCAAGTAGTTAGTGCGCCAATTTGTTTGGGACTAGAGTAATCAGTGACATTACCCAATCCAAGAGCGCCGTTAATGTTATAGCCCCATGCCCATAGAGTGCTATCTGATCTAAGAGCAATGCTGTAATAATTACCCGAAGAAACATTTGACCATACAGAAGACCCAACTTGTTTGGGTGATGAGTAAGCTGTAGTGTTTCCTAAACCCAACTGACCTGAATTGCTCCAACCCCAGCTAAATAAATGAGGCGAAGGTGGGCTAGGCCAAGTATTCGCAGCTACAGCGGCATTCACCTGTTGCATTGTCCAGATGCCTGAGTATTGAACGCCTGATGTTATTGTTGTTACTGGCATGATGTTTTAGTAGAGGAGGGCAAGGGTATGGTACTGCCCGGCAGCTATGGTGAGCCATGTAGTCGTAGCGCCTACTTGGTTTGGGGAAGATCGGTTGGTCACATCACCTAAACCTAACTGACCGTTAGTGTTATACCCCCACGTCCAAAGAGTGCCGTCTGTTTTTGTGGATATAGAATGCTCACCGCTACTGGCTACTTTTAACCAAGCAGTTAAAGCACCAACCTGTTTAGGACTGGAGTAGCTAGTAACATTACCTAGACCTAGCTGACCAGAATTATTACGCCCCCACACCCAAAGAGTGCCGTCTGTTTTGATGGCTAGGGTGTAGTTCCTCCCACCCGCTATGTTCAACCACGTTGTCAGAGCACCGACCTGTTTAGGGCTTGAATAGTATGTGATGTTACCTAGGCCAAGCCGCCCTTGAGCGTTGTTCCCCCAAGTCCAAAGAGTTCCGTCTGTCTTAATGGCAATGCTTTGGTAAGACCCACCCGCTATAGTTAGCCACGTAGTAAGTGCTCCCACCTGTTTAGGGCTTGAATAGTATGTGATGTTACCTAGGCCAAGCTGTCCATTATTGTTCAGCCCCCAAGACCATAAAGTACCATTGGTTTTTATAGCTACGATGTGGTAAAAACCACTAGCTATATTTAGCCAAGTAGTTAAGCCGCCTACCTGTTTGGGTGAAGAATAGGTTGTTGTATTCCCCAAACCTAACTGTCCAAAGCCGTTTCTACCCCAAGACCAAAGGGTTCCATCAGTTTTAGTGGCTATGCTGTGGTAAATCCCACATGACACCTTTAGCCAAGCAGTGAGCGCGCCTACTTGCACAGGACTAGATTTAGTTACCGTTGAACCATCACCAAGTTGGCCATAAATGTTAGAACCCCAAGACCATAAAGTACCGTCTGTTTTTGTAGCAACACTAAAATAGTAACCGCCTGTTATGTTTGACCAAGTAGTTAAAGAACCGACCTGTTTTGGAGATGAATAATTAGTCGTGTTATTAAGACCTAATTGACCGTAAGTATTTTGCCCCCATGTGTACAAATAAGGTTCATAAGTAGTCACGCTCGTCTGCGCCCCGAGCGGATTAAACCCCGGCTTGACGATGCTGCCTAGATTGTGTTGTCGGATGCTCACGGGCTACCCCTAGCTTGCGATGGATTCGTAGCTGATCGTGTAAGTGATGCCGCTTGACGTGCCAGAGGTCACCACGATGGATGAGTTCTCCATTAGGTAGATGGCAGTCGTCTTGTCCACCGCAATCACAGACGCGCTGGCTGGCACTGACACCGTGCTAATCACCGGGAAGTTTGTACCCCCACCCGCAGCGGCGTTGTTAATAGCTACCGTTGCGTTTACCGCACTTGAACCGTTGACGTTGGCGCACACAATCTGATTGATCTTGAAGACCAGACCAGAAGATGCCGCATTGGATAGCAAGACGTTGGCCGTGGTATTGGCTGGAGTCAGGTAGGTGGTTGTGCCGTAAATTGCGGTTACGGAGACTATGTTTGGGTTTGCCATGATGAATCCTTACAGACCAAAGATGATTGAGAATGCGATAGCTTGGCCCTTGCTTGCGCCAGATGCTGCGGGGGTGGTCGATTGCCAAGTAGTGCCGTTAGAAGTCAGCACGTTGCCGCTGGTGCTTGGGGCTACGAATAAAGGCGCTGATGTGCCGTTGCCAAGGATGACGTTGTTGGCTGTCAGGGTAGCCAAACTTGTGCCGCCGTTGGCGACTGGAAGTGTACCCGTCACCTCTGAAGCTAGATTAACTAAAGTAGAAGCAATTTTTACAAAATCGGAGCCATTCCAAGCCACAAGTGCTTTATACCCGGAAGTTACCGTAACGCCTGTTGTAGGGCCAGAACCCCGGATAACAACAGAGCCAGTACCTGCGTTAATGACAATATACGCTTTGCTCTGTGCTGGGGCAGTGATATTTCGGGTTGTAGCGCCATTGCTGGCAGTCCACAGGATAACCGCGTTTCGGGCTTGGTTGTCCGCGCCGTTGGTTGTAGTTAGCGTGACATCTGCGTTTGCTGAAAGCGTGACCGTGCCTGCAACGGCATCGTCAAGCAAGTCGGTAATTGCGGTGTTGACCGTAGCGCCCCAAGTGCCTTGCAGATCGCCCGTGGTAGGGAGTGCCAGACCAAGGAGAGGGGTAAAATTAGTTACTGCCATATCATCCCTTTAATCGCCTATGATACGCATTGCTTGGGCATATGCTTTAGACGCAGCCGTGCTTGTTTGGTATGTAGGAGCTACACCTGTTCCGTTAGAAGTCAGAATCTGGCCGGATGTACCCACATTGGTTGAATTAACGCTATAGGAAGCTGGGTAAGTTACAAAAACGTCTTTTGTCCCAACAGAGAAATTAACAGCCGAATTGCTGTTGGACGAGGACAAAACAGTTGTACGTGCCAATGTTGTGCCTGATGTCGCATACGTGCCGATTCCCACTTCCCACTCAGTTCCCGTCTGGCCCACAATTGCGTAGAAGGTCGTGTTTGCATTACCAACAACAGCAAAAGACTGGAACCCTGTGGCCGCACCAAGCAGAGTCACCGTCCCCGTACCCGTTGTGGTAGTGGTTTCTTTAACGCGATCTGCTAAAACTAGTGCCATATTTAGTCCTTACACAACCATCGCTACATCTACCCAGTTTGGTGTTTGTGAATTGCTCACATTCTGCCAGTTTGGTGTCTCGCTGTCATCAATTACTGACCAATAGAAATAATTCATTGTACCAACTTGACCCGTAGCCCCAACACCCGTCAACGCCACAGTGCGAGATGTTGGTGCAATTGTACCGACTGAACCCGTTGCTTGAACACCCGTGGCCGTGCCAATAAGCGTATATATCGTTGAACCTACCGCGCCTGTAGCCTGTACACCCGTCAGTGCTACATCTCGACTTGTACCAACATTTCCTACCGCCCCAAGAGCCAGTACGCCTGTCTCTGTGCCACTATTGGTTTCCGTGACATTGCCTACTGCGCCAGACGCTTGGACTCCAGACAACGCGACAGAGCGGGTGCCAACAGCAATTGTGCCAACCGCGCCAGAGGCTTGAACCCCTGTGATTGCTGCCGCTACAACTGGCGTGTATACAACTGTTCCTACCGCGCCAGATGCTTGAACGCCGGTAAGGGCAACTACTACCGTCTGCCCCGCAAGAGAGGCGAACGGCGCTTCAGCAAATGCGGAGATACCAAACACGGCTTCCTATTAGGTTGTAGCCAAGCGAATCAGCGCAGTCGTTGTCGTATTAGAAGGCATTGTCAGTGTGAACGTACCAGCCGTAATCGTCTGCGAACCAAACGTGTGAACACTCACCGCTTTGTTGCTTTGGGTCGAGTTGTACAGCAGCACAGCATCAAACGCTGTAGCCAAAGTCACTGTGGTGTATGTGATGCTGGCCGAAGGCGTGACAAAAGCAACACCTGCTGTTGTAGAGCTATTGGTAGCAGTTGGAACGGTTCCCATAGTCACTGCCACACCACCCGCCGTGTACCCAGTACCAGATACTTCGCCAGTGGCTGAATAAGCGGTAGTAGCTGCGTTGTACGTGGCCGTTGTCAGATACAGAGCAGCTTTAAAGCTATCAACTGTAGTAACGGAGCGGGTAGGTGCTACCCCAAAGTTATGGGTTGCGGTCATCAACTCGCCCATAAAGCTAGTTGTCATTGCTTGCGTATTTGCCATGATTGGCTCCTTAATTAAAAGATGCGGCTTCTACCGCAGAACTTACGTTTTTCTTGAGGGCCACATGTGCTGACCGATGTACTAACTCGCCTTCAAACCAATACTCAACCCACGTTGTGTACTCGTGGTCATTATCAACAAAACCCTCTTTTTTCTCAAGAAGAGATTCGTCCATATCGCCTTTGGTGGTTGTGACTAGTGCCATATTTTCTCCTATACAAGTCTAATGAGCGCAGATGTACTCGTGTCAGCAGGCATTGTGACGGTGAAAGTACTGGTAGATATCTTGTCACTGCCAAAATCCAATACACAAATAGCGGGATTTGTACCGCCATTTTTATAAATTAATGCGCCACGCGCAGTGATTGAACCAGTCCATGAAGGAGTAGAGAACGAAACATACGCAACGCTACCGTTGACGGTTAGCGCGTAATTGACCGTAGCAGTCACCGCTTGACCTGTAGCTACGTAATTGCCGCCCGATGTTTCTCCAACAGCCGTGTATGTAGCGGTGGTTTGATCAAGTGCTGCCGCGTTTGTGTACAGCGCTAATTTGAACGAGTCCGTTGCAAAGTTGATAGTGCCTGTAGTCATGCCTACACGTAGCGTATTGCAGGAAAAATTACCCGTAAATGCCATCAAGTCACCGCCTGTCTATATTGACCAGAACGATAAGCATCCTGACGCTCCATGCCGTCGCCAAGACGTTTAGCTTGCATGAGGGCTTCTTTGTACTTGCCGTCGTACAAAGCAAGCATGTCTGTTTCACCTTTCATGTACGTGTACGCCTCGACCAGTGAGCCGTACAGCAGCACCGTATCAAAGTTATCACCCAGCCATGAAGTGCCCGCAGTCGTGATGGACTCGGGGTAGTAGTAAAAGTGAAGTTCGACTGTGTACACCGCATCAGGTGTTGGGCCGAGAATAAACGTCAGTTCAGTCGTGATTGCGTTACCAACAATAGCGGGGCCAAACAACGCATAGTATTTGGGAATCCCTACATCAGTGGTAGGGTTTGGGTATGCCTGACGGATGAAGTTCACGTCTTTGTTTAACAGGTACTCGTAGTTACCAGACGCATCTATCACAGCTAGAGAATAGGTAGCAAGATAGTCGTTTGGAGCCTGAAGATATTTATTGCCCGACTGGACATTACCCGTCATGTTTTTACGCAAGAACGGAAACTGCACCGTGTTATAGATGCGCAGTTCAGCTTGTTCAATAAACCTGTTGATCTGTTCGGTAGTCGTTTCTGTCCCGCCACTGGCAAGGGTAAAGTCCGGAAAATTATTTTCCGTATACGACTGAATAGTATCGAACAGTTGCGTGTAATTCACAGCATCACCTTTAGGCTAGGGGGCCTCGGGCGTACAAACCTTTGGTAGCTGCGCCAGTACCGCGAATTTTGATACCAGTTGTCTTCGGTTCTTTGTACGGGTCACGGCTGATATTGCCAACAGACATATTGACATCATTAGCAGTAAAACGATTACCACCGTCATACCCGCTGTTCTTGATGTCTACGCCTCCAGCAGTAGACGGTTGAGGGCCACTTACGCGTGCACCGACCATCTTCTCGCCATAAGGAACTGGACGACCAGAAACGACTGGATTGTGGTGAGGCTTAGCGTAAACGCTGGCATCGCCAACTTCTTTGCCCATCACTTTTTTGCTGAAGGTAGCCATATCAACCACCCTTCTTTTGATTAGCTACTTTAGCCAGACCACGACCAAGCTGCCTCATTTGCATATTGGTTTTACCGCCCTTAGCCAGCTTCAAAGTTGTACCCTTACCACCTTTGTGTTCTTGGGCATCGTGCTGCTTGAAGGCTTTTTTAATCATCGCCTTGTCCTGCATTTTGTCCATCTTTGTATCTTCTTTAGCCATGATCGACTCCTTATGTCGTTGTAACCGTAACCGTGCCTAATTCTACCGCCATCACCAGATTATTTGGCGTTAAAAACGTATCGAACCCACTGGCCCCACCAACAGGGTTATACCCCCACTGGAATATTCTACTGCCCTGTTCCGGATAGCCAAACCCATTTGGGGAGGTGCTATTGGTCGTCAATATCTGCAAACCGCTTGTTCCAGAAGCTACATAGCTCACGTCAGGACGCGGCTCGCGCACAGCTTGTGGGTCATCCACTGGGTACATGCCCAACTGCAACTGAGGTTGATCGGGGTCCCAGCACTCAGGGCACACCTTTATATTAAAGAGGCGAGTCTTGATAACTTCCTTCTTTAAGTCTTTGAGCATGTACCTCTGGTCGCAGCGGTCACACTGGGCGATTGCATACTTACCTGAGGCGTATCTACTTGGCATATATCACCTGTAGAACGATTGTCTTGGTACGTAACGGTCAGGAGCTTTCTCCCGATCTTCTTGGGACGCGAGCATCCACTGCTCTTCGTAGCTGGCTTTTAGCATAGCAATCCGCTCCATCGGGACATCAGCGCGCTTAGAACCAACGTAATAAGCCAAACCAGCCACCACACAGGGGATCAAACGGAACGGAATGTCTTGTACATTAACGCCGTTTCCAGCGTCCTGCATACGGCGCATGCGCCAGTAGACAAACACATACTGGTCGCCCGGCGCATTGGGCGTAGGCCACACATTGACAGATGTAAGATTATTAACCGTTACGGTAGCGCTAATTGCGTGAGATGCGGCAGTTGTATTAGTGCTACCGTTGTACTGACCACGATAACAATTAAGTAGCTGATTGCCGCTGACGTTAGCGTAGAAGATTGTTTCTGAATCAATTGTGATAAATCCTGTTGCGGGTAGGCTTGTAGTAGAACTAAGAGTAATAGTCGTATCTGTTGCCGCTACCGTCGCCGCTACAGTTGCCGTAGACAAATAACTTTGATTGGATTGCCGGTTAATCCACACCTGAATAGGTCGACCTTGAGATAGCTTGTTTGGCAGGGTGGAGTATGTTGACTCAGAGATGCGACTGATATTGATATCGATCTGATTGGGCGTAGTTGCCTGCGTCCGAATAACCTGATCCAGCAAATCAATTGTGCTACTAGGCAGAGCATAGACGCCTTGCCCCGTATTCATCACAATCTGGCCTTGCTCAATAGTCCATAAATTGATGCCCCGGTTAGCCCATTCAATAGTCAGCATGTTGAAGGAACGACGTGCGGTACGAAACTCATAGCCAGTACGAACTTCAAGCCCCGCCCGTTCATACGCCTCTTCAACAATGTCGTTGAAGTCTAGGTTAAAGGTGGAGAGTCCTGAGGTAGAAGCCATTATCTGAACCCTGCTGTTTTCTTCGCAATAGTTTTAGGCTGCGCTACGAACTGCTTCCCGGCAGCTTTGCCCGCACGTTTTGCACGAGTTGTCGCAGCGTACTCAGCAGGGCTGAGACTTTTGATAGCAGCTTTTGGTAGGTATCTTTCACCAGTATCAGAAGATTTTTTACCACTTTTGGTTCCCCAATCCTGTTTGCCCCAGTCTTTGAGGGACTGTTGCGGTTTAGCCAACCCACCACCTGCCATCTTCTTACTCGCGCAATGAGCCTTTTCCGAGAAGCCTTTTGGGGCATCGCAGTTTATAGACTTCTTGCGCTTTTCAGACCACTTAGTCACGATAGCCACCGTTATTCATAGTCTTCAACAGTTAAGCCCGCGTCTTCCAAGGCTAACTCTTCAAGAACTTCGTCAACCCCACAAGTACATGGGCCGTCTTCTTGAACAGCGCAATCTTCAGTGTGTTTTGTATCTTCAATCACGATAACCTCCTCCTGCTGCTTTGTAGCGTTTAGCCATAACCTGCGCTTTTCTCGCGCTCCATTGCCCTGCACCCGTACCAACGATTGCCGCAGCTTTGACGCTGTTAAAAATACGTTTGCGTAGGTCTGGCTTGGTGTAGTTGCCCGCAGCGTTCACCTTGGACTTGACCTTGCCACCCTCTTTGTACTGAGTAAAGTCAGTGTCATCCCGTCGCGCTTTTTTCTTAGCACCGGGCATTTTAGATGGAGCGATGTCGCCCATACCACGACTAGCAAGCATGATTAAGCCCTCGTTTTACCGCGCTGGGCGCAGCCATCGGCACGACTAGACGCGGAACCGCCGGACGCCATTTTTTTAACTGGCTCATCAACCGGAACTGAGTCAGGGTATATTGACTTATCAGTAGCTGGTTTAGGGGGCGGTGCTGGCTTCGGTTTTGGGGTAGGCTTTGCCTTAGAGGTAGGCTCATCCACCGGAGTGTAGTCGGGGTATTTAACAGCAGCCATAGTAGCTCCTTAGCAGGCTTTGCCGCCACTCTTCATCGTGATCATCTTGCCTTTGGTCTTGCCTTTGATAGCAACACCATCTTTGCTAGGGGCTGCGGTTTTAACTTTGCCCATCGAGGTCATGCCGCCGCCAGCCATCTTCTTAGCCGCGCCGCCTTTTTTCATTCCGGGAGGGGCTGTACCACCCATAGGAGGACGAGCCCCCATACCGCCCATAGGAGGACGAGCCCCCATACCACCCATAGGAGGACGAGCCCCCATACCGCCCATAGGAGGGCGATCACCGCCACGGGCTTTAGCTGCCATCATCGCCGTCATTCCGGGATTGTTTCTTGTAGCCATATCACCACCTTTTGAAAATTTACGGCCCTTATCGGCCTCGTTAAAGTCTTTTCCCACGGACTGTGGGACTCCTACTTTCTTGGCAAATGCGGGGTTATTCGCAATTGCTGCCATGAAATTGTGCTGTTTCTTGCTCGTACTGGGCATCATTTACTACCGGGCAGAGCATGTAAAAGCTGCGTTAAAGCAGCGCCCAAAACGCCACCAGCGCCACCAATCAACATCAGCATTTTCCAACCGCCCTTAGCTTCGGAAAGCGTCTTTTCAATCTCGCTAAGAGTTTTGTGCATTGCCGCTACAGTCGCTACCAGCTTGTCCATATCATCCTGCAAATGGGCAATATCCGAAGCATGTGTAGCCAATTCACGGGCGGTCATGATATCTTTTTCGTCCATGTTAACAATTCCATGCTCTCAAAGATTTATTGATCCGTGAATTCGGGTCGTTCGCTGTTTTTGCAGATGTCAGCTTTTTTTTCATTCCAGACATCCTTGCGCAGAAAGAGTCGCGCCGGGAGCCGCCCTCGGGCTGGGGCCGTTTCAAATTCATGCCTTGTGCTTTCGCGGAGGCCCGACCCTTGGCGTTCAAGCCGCCCTCTGGATTCTTGCCTTCTTTGCGTGTCCATGCTGCTGACTTAGCCATAAAACACTTCAATACCCACAACAGTTCCTACGCTGGTTGTTAGGTACAGTCCTGTAGTTGCCAAAATACCTTCGCCGGGTATTGTGATATTAAAGTTCACCGGGACGGTAACGCTGGCTATGTCCATCGTAAATAAAACAGCAGCGCCGGAAGCACCATCACGAATCTCAATCGTTGCTGCGGTACTTACTTTAGGGCTTATAACAATACCTTTGAGGCGTGTACGACCCGCCATAAAAGAACCAGCAGCAGTTAAATGTGCTGCTTTTACGTCTGTTTGCATCATAATTAATCTCCTTTTAAACGGGGACCGAAACCCCCAAGATCAATTAAGCAATACGAGAGAACACGTATGCAGTGGCGCTAGAGAACATAATGCGGAAACAGCCAACGCCTGTTACGCCAGAAGGCACGGTCAACAGACCAGCACCAGCGCCAGAACCAGCGGCAGCGGCGGCAGACAAGATGCCGTTAGTTGCCACAGCAACAGTCACAGTCGATGCGCCAGCGGTGTTGTCAACGTACAAGTCCATTGTGGTACCAGCGGCTGCGCCAAGGGCTGCGCCAAGTAAAGTGCCAGTAGGCAGAGTGATGGTGACTGTTCCAACAGAAGTTGAAGTGATGTAGCCAGTAGCAACTTGTGCTGCGGTAGCTGTAGCTGTTGCGTTAATTGCAGCGGTGCTTGGGTGATTCTGGTCAGTAAAAACCAGATTTGAAGTCGTCAAATTGGTGACGCTAGTAGTAACGCCGAGAGTTGCCGTGGTAGTGACTGCGCCAGTAGTTGCGTCAACAGAAACTGATTGAAAACCATTTTGCGAACGTACTGGGCCGCTAAACGTGGTATTTGCCATGATTTTTCCTTACATACAAATGAAGTGCATTAGTCTGTATGTCGTCAGCCGGGGCTGTCTAATGCACCGGAAAGCCCGGAGTAAAAGCAATATACACCAAAAGAAAAGGGGGCACAAGCCCCCTTTTCAATTATGCGCCAGCAGAACCGAACATGCCCAATGGGTCAGACCAGCCGAAGCTATAACGCTCACGAGACTTATAACGGACGTTGCCCGTGTCAAAGTCTCCATCCATGCTGTTAGCCAGCGGTGTACGGATGAAGTGCTTCATGCCGTTGGGCACGTCTGTGCAGAGGAACCAAGCGTTCGTGTCTGTCAAGAAGTGGTTAATGGTATATCCACCGGGGATAGAACCATTGTTCTTCAGCGCATTGATATCGTTGTCAGCAGTGCTGACGCGGAGTTCAGTTTCCAGCAAACGAGTTGCCGTGAACTGCAATGCAGGAGGAACCACCAGCTTGCTAGGTTTAGAAGCAATCAACAGGCCGCGCTCATCTGTCCACAAGCTGATCTGAATAACGGCATTCTCAAGAGAAGTCTCGTTCAAGTCAGCAGGGGTAGATGGGACGTTGCTATTGGTACCGCCAGACACCAGCGGGTGCGATGCACTAAACAAAGCAACACCGTCGCCACCAACGTAAGCATTGCTAAAGCCGTTGTTTAGAACAGCAGCAGCTTTAACTTGCTTGGTGTAAGCCATAGCACGAGCCAGACCTTTGGTGTAACGAGCAGACAAGCTGTCGTACAAGTTGTCCTCGATGGCCTCTTCGGTCAGCGAGAAACCCAAAGCAATGGTTTCGTGGTTGTATCGGGCAGTCCATGCTTCCTGCGCATTGTCGTAAGCAATGGCAGAACCCTCGTTTTTAACGGGGGCAGCAGAGAAACCAGACAGTTTCGTTTCTTCTTCAAAAGAACGCTCAGAGGTTTCGGTTTCATAAATCTCTTTATGTTCCTCACCATATTTAGCGTACTCCAGACCAAACAAAGCGTTCAGGCCGGGGAGAAGTTCTTTAAGTAGTTGTGCGCGTGAAATAGCCATGATTTAACCCCTTAGACCGCAGTGGCAGTGTAGTAGGAATGAGTGCCAAAGTTTAATTTGACTTTCATTTCTGGATACTGGGTGAAAATAATAGTGGATGCGCTAGGAATAGCGGTCACACTGCCGGGGACTGCGATTGCAGCATTGATGGTCACTGTTGTCGCAGCGGCATTTGCAGCCACAGATACAAACGAACCAGTTTGAATGTACTGACCATTAGCAGCAATGTAGCCAACTTCTGTACCAACAACCAACGCGCTGGGCAAGCCAGAACCAGTCAATGTGATGGTAGTCGAAGAAGACGAACCAGTTGCGCTAGTTTGAATGGCGGTTTCTTCGACCAAGCCAACTACACGCAAAGCCAAGTCAGCACCAGTGGTAGAAGCCGCATACAAAGCAGCAACAGCAGAGTTA